GGACACCATAGTCTTCTACACGCTCTACCCGTGGACCATCGAAGGTCTGGATGGTGCGGTCATAGTAGTGACTGAAGACTGGCTCGATGCCAGAGGACACGTTGTCTGCTGAGAGACTGATTGTGCCTGTTGGTGCCACACTGAGGAGGTGGCTGTTGCGGATGCCATACTCACCAATGTCATTGCGTATGTCACCCGGTAACGTCTCAGCAAAGCCACTGTCTAGGTACTTATGGCTATACAGTGGGAACGGACCCTTCTCTTTGGCCAACTCAATGGACGCACGGTAGCACCCGTCACGAATAGTACGCATGATCTCTTCCAGTGTGTCCATGAAGCTAGGGGAGCCATACGGAAAGCCCAGCGCCTCGATAGCATTAGCAACACCAGTAACCCCCAGCCCCATGCGGCGCTTGTCCTTGGCTTCCTTTTCCTGTGCTGGCAGCGGGTAGACTGCACGGTCCACCACGTTATCCATGGCACGGACTACATGCGGGATGTCAGCCTTTAGCTTCTCATAGTCGAAGGTTGCTGCATCTCCGCTTTGGATGCCATTCTGCTTGACGTACTTAACGAGGTTAAAGCTACCAAGGAGACATGCGCCATTAGGTGGTAGGGGCTGTTCGCCGCAAGGGTTGGTGGCTGCAATGGTCTCACAGTAGTGCAGGTTGTTCTTCTTGTTAATACGGTCGATGAAGAGGATGCCCGGTTCAGCCCAGTCCCAAGTCGAGCGCAAAATGTCATCCCAAAGCGCTGAAGCACTCACAGTTCGGTAGACCTGACCATCGAACACTAAGTCGAAGTCGGAGTCATCCTTGACTGCCTGCATGAACTCATCTGTCACACCCACGCTCATGTTAAACTGTGTCAGCTCTGTGCTGTTGTTCTTGGCACGGATGAATGTCTCGATGTCAGGGTGGTCTACACGCAGCACGGCCATCTGTGCGCCTCTACGGTGGCCTGCTGAGGCGATAGTCTTACACACAGCATCAAAGATGCCCATGAAACTCATAGGTCCAGAGCTTTTACTGTCGAGGGAGCGGATGAGGGAACCATGGGGGCGCAGGGTGCTGAAGTCATACCCAATGCCACCACCTAGCTGCATGGTCTTCGCTGCGTTTGCTGCTGCCTCCATGATGCCTGTCATGCTGTCTTCGATGGTGAGGCTCACGAAGCAGTTGTATGGTGTTACTCGCCGGGGAGCCCCCATAGCTGACTGCACACGGCCAGCTGGTAGGAATGCCATGTTGTAGAGGATTTTGCGGAAGGCCTCGAAGTGTTCCTCTCCGTCCTTGAGTGCATCAGCTACACGGGTCATGGCCTCTTTGAAGGTCTCGCCCACAGAGCGGTACTTCATCTTGTGTATCTCTTCCGAAATACCAATGGTTGGCCCATAGATTGCTGTGCTGTTCATCATGTTCATAGTTCGTTTCCCTCAATTTGGTTTATACGCATCTCGCAGTAGCGGATGGCTTTCTTTAGGTCGGTGATTTCTGATTGTTCTGCCGTCTGATTAGGGTAGGCTTTGGACCCGGCTCTGACTGCATATTTGACGATGTTGCCTATGTGGAAAGGCAGCTTGTTAGTCATAATGAATGTGATTGGTTCAATGACGTACTGTGTGTAGTGAGAAGGCTTCACAACGATGTCTTCAGTTTCCATTGTCTGTCTCCCAATACAGGCCTGCTTTGACCAGAGACACAAAGCCCACATTGAAGATTGCTGCAAAAGTCTCTGGGCTGCATTCTACTTGCAGCGTGGCACTGCCATCTTCGTGCTCATGCACCTCTGTCACTTTGATCAGATCGTTGGCTTTATCCATCGGCTAACATCCTCCCGATTACTTCACGGTCAGATACGATGTATATCTTTGCGCCAGCAGCGCCCCCGTTGTGCTCTGAGACTTCAGTAAGTGCCCCGGCAGCAACTAGCTTACGGGTCATGTGGTAAACACAGTTTCTACCGTTGTTCTCAAGCAATGTTGCTAGGGTGAACTCACGGCCGTATGTGTAGTCGTAGAACCACCGCAGCATTGAGCGTCTGGCAGACTTCTTTAGGGGCTTCTTGACTGTAGCCCAGTCGCCAGTTCTTTTGTCTGCCAGAGACAGATACGAGCGGTCTATTTGGCTCTCATGGCGAAGCATGGCTTGCCCCAGCATGAACTCCTGTTCATCATTTAGTTTGCATTTGAATGCGACACTCATGTTCATCTTGTTGGCTCCCATAGTTTTACCGCCCCTGCCTCATCATCCCAGTCCGTGTGGCGTAGGATTCGAGCAAGCCGCGCTTGGGTCAGCGCGTAGTCAGCGTTTAGTTTCTGCTTTTGATATGCGGAGACCACAGCATCCCATGTCGGGTGTGTGCCCAGCGCCTTTGCTGCTGTCTTTGGACCCATGGTAGGACACCCGGCATAGCCATCAGTTGGGTCTCCAGTCAGGGTCTGTGTGAGGAAGTAACTGTCAGCCTCAGCTTGACTGATAGTCATCCTCTCGTTGCTCTGAGGCCTGTATAGCTTGCACGGTATAGACTTCATGTCCTTATCGTCACTGACGATGATGGCCTTAGTGCCGGGGATGGACCCCATGATGCCCATTACATCATCGGCCTCAAGCTCATCGACTAACACATAGTCCCATGTCTCTTTGACCCACTCAACCATAGCTGAGTAGCCCACAGGCTTGCGTGTCTTCTTACGGGCTGCTTTGTAGGTTGGCTCTACTCCCCGGCGAAAGTTGCTGGAGCCTGAGAGTGTGATGACCACATCGTTTGCGTTTAGTGCCTGCTTGAAGCCATCAACCATGCTGTTGAACACCCGCTTGGCTGCTGACAGGTCAGTCGATAGTGACCAGATGTCATCACCCCAGTCGGTCTCTTCTTCCACGCTTGTGGCTGCTCTGAAGAGGTAGAGGTCGCCATCAATGAGCAGGGTGGGTTGGCTGTAAGATTTCTTTAAGGACATCATCGATGTCTCCTTTGACTTCCATACCGATCTCTGTGATGCACCATTTGCGCCCCCAGCTATCAGTATCTACTTTTGTTGTTATGAAGCCCTCAGAGGCCGCTATGGCAACGTGCAGTGCCCCATCACGCGCAAAGTCAGACTTAACGGTGAAAGGGTTGCGCCATGAGCGGTCTAGGACGATGTAGAGAGACACAAGGTTCTCAATGTACTCATCGACTTCAGTGGGTCTCAAGCCAAGTTCGTCCCACGGTATGCTCTGCGGCAATGGGGATTTTAAGGTTGAGAGTGCGGCCTGCTTCTTCCGCCATTCGTCTAGCGATATTACCGACATCTTCTGCTATGTCCTCATGTTTACAGGCGATCTGCAACTCATCGTGAATCCAGCCTACGATGAAGGCATCTTCGCCATAGTTTTTCTTGATTTCGTCATAGGTGAGGAGCACCCACCACTTACTGACTAGGCTGCCACAGCTCTGAAGTAGCTGTGAGAGACATCTATGCTCTGACCTGATCTTGAGCTTTCGACCATCACAGGTCTTGATGTACCCACGAGCATAGGCTGCTTTAAGGTTCTTCTTGAGTGTGGCAAACGCTGGCACAGACTTAAAGAATTGCTCTTTAAGCTGCTTACCTTTAGCTCTTCCGCCATCCGTGATCTCACCTATACGAATGTCGCCGCCACCATACATTGTCGCATCGTTGTGTTCGACTGGGTTCGTTACTCCCAGCCCGTTCGCTTATGAACTGCTATATGTCGCCATATAGACCAGACTATATCTTCACCCTCTTTCGAGGGGCTGTGCGCTTCCACTCACTTGAGTGTACTCCCTTACGGGATAGTCGTTGCACCTTCCAGATAATCAATCGCTGCCCTCAATGTTTGTGTACTATCCTGCATTAAGCCTAAAGCTCTATTGCAGTTATGACAGAGTAGACCACGCACAGCCCCAGTTATGTGGCAATGATCGACTACAAGTTTCATTGAGTGGTGTTTGGCCATTACGAAGCCCTCCCCATCACATAACTTACAGCAATGGTTTTGGTCTTCGAGCATAGCTTCATAATCAGACACACCGATATTGTAACAACGCCGAAGGTAATTCTCACTTTGACCGCGAGTAGAACAAACGTCACTACAGTGTAGGTGTGATGGGGCTAGGGGAGAAAAGTTATCGCCACAAATCTTACACGGCTTATCTTTAAAGAACCCTTGAGGGTACTTATCAGGACGCGCTGTGAATTTATCTGATGTTGGATTGGTTCTTGTGTACATGAGCACCTTCCTTTCGGAGGGCGCGATGTCTTATCTAGCTTGGCTCAGGATTGTCTTCGAGAGAGTTTCCCTGAGTTCACACAGTTTTAATCGAGAGGTTGCCCTCAAGTCATCCCATTGAGATGAATGTTTTTGCTTGGTCTCGCGTAGCAAGACCTGCTGCCTTTTGGTTGTAGGTGTGGATGTCGCCTTCAAGTATCTGCTTGGCGTACTCACCGCCATCGTAAGGGTGCAGATAAGAAGCAAGTGCTCTCAGCTCAATGCCACTAAGGTCAGCACCACAGAGAAACCAGCCCTCTGGTACACCAAAGAGACTTCTACACTCTTTACCGTATGGGGACCGTGCGCTGGGCACTTGGGCAAGGTTTGGTGATGAATGCGCCGCTCTGGTGCTGGTCGTAGCCAAAGGATCAATGCGATGCCTAATGCGGCCATCTGCATCCACCTTCTTGAGCCACGCACCATTGCCCTCTGCCAACATGCCAATCCGCTTTTGGATCAGCTTGAACTCAGCAAGACGCTTGGCCTCTGGGTACGGTAGTTTAGACAGCACGTTCTCATCGATCTTCGCTTGGCCATTGGGAGTGAACTCCTTGGGCTTCCACTTGTACTTCTCGACAAGGCACCGCTGGATGTGTGGGTTGCTGTTGGGGTTGAAGTAGACAGTCTTCTTTTTGACGAACACCTCACCAGACTTGTAGCCCAACGTCTTGTTGTCACGCTTAGGCAAGAAGTCCTCTGTGACCTCCCATGCTGGGAACAAGTCCTTTAGGTCTTCCTCGATGACATGGCGCTTCTGTGCCAGCTCTGCGTAAAGCTCACCAGCTGCCTTCTGATCAAAGGTCCACCCGTTCTGACCGATCTCATGGCAGATAGTCGCCATGCGGTGCTCTAGGTAGACTGCTTGCTCTGAAGGTTCAGTCTTCATCAGGCTCTTGTACAATGTAGAAGTCGTTTGAGTGTCTTGAACACAGTAGGTGAGCATCTCTTCACTGAAGGCATCCCAGCCGCCATCATAGTCATCCTTAAAGTCACCTAGACGCATACCCCAAGCCTTGAGACTGTGGCGTCCCCAGAACTTCTTGGGGAACTTCTCGTTACTCCAGTTTCTCTCTGCATCATCGTTGAAGAGTTCGTGGTGTATCATCTTGCTGAGGATCAAGGTGTCTGTGATCTTACCTTTGATCTTAAAGTCTGGGTACACGATCTGAAGGGCAGGGTAGTCGTACCCTACGAAGTTGTGGCCTATAACCTCATCTGCTGTCGATAAGAGGTGCAAACCGTCTTCAATGTTGTGTGGTCTAAACTCTCTGACTTCATCAGTGTCGGGGCACCGCAGTACAATGCACCAGACTTTGCTTATCTTATCCAACAGTCCGTTGGACTCTATGTCTGCGATCCACCTCATCGGTCATCACCCGATCCACCAATCTTACCACGCGCCTTGCGGTCAGATAGTTTCTCTAGGTTCATGTGAGCCACCTCGTTCAACGAGATACCAAGGTCACGGGCAAGGGCAGCAATGTACCAAAGCACATCACCTAACTCACTTCCTATGGCAGCTCTCTGCTTGTCTGTAAGGTTGTCGGTGCCATCGAACTTTAGGCCCTCATCACGGATCAGCTTTTTGATCTTGCCGCCAACTTCGCCTGCTTCATTCACTAGGCCCAGCGCCGGGTAGATCACACGCCACTTATAGATAGCTGTGGATGCTGTTTCCGCTTGATACTCATTCATGCTCAATGAACTTTTGAACTCTGTGCTAACCATGCTCACACCCTCACCTTCCAGATTGTTTGTGCCCAGCCTGTAGTGGCTTTGCGTTTACCTGCTGCTACGGCTAGGCCACGCTTCACGAGTTTTGGGATGTACTGCATGGCAGAGTGACCACTGCAAAAACTCATCCGCTGCATGATTTCATCTCTAGTGAGGCCAGTGTGCTTGGCCCCTAGTAAGATGGCGTAGACTTGCAGCTCTAAGTGCGTGAGGTCTGAGAGCCTGCACGGCTCCAGCTCTACTGTGTCAAATTTGAATGACGTTTGTTCAGCCATGGCTGTTGTTCCTTTGTGTTCAATTGTCAGTGGAAAAGGCTGTCAAAAACCCAACTAGCAAAAACTTTAGTGCGGGTTGGGATTTAGCTTCTGCCAGTTAGAAGGGCACATCATCGTAGACCGTGCGAAGTCTTCCGCTCTCGCGGTTGTACTGGAGTTGATCGGCTGGACCGACTTCCCCTGTGTGTCTATTTTTTAATACCACCAGATTACGCCGGCCACTGGTAGGCTCATCGGCATCGACTTCCATGGCAACACAGGCATCAGCCAGCTGTGCCAAGGCATGTGAGCCACGCAGTTGAGACAGTGAGACCTTGGCACCACCTTCGTGACCTAAGTCCCCGCCGGGACGCCGTAGGTGAGACACCAGCACTAAAGCCAAGTCTAGTTCTGAGCATAGTACGCGGAGGGTGTGCATTATGTGGTCCACCATGACCCTCTCGTTAGAGCCTACGTCACCCGCACCCCCACTTATGAGGATCGATATGTGATCTAGGAACACAACGTCACACTTGAGGCCGTGCTTCATGTACCTGATTCTATTGCAAATAACGTCTAACTCTGTGCTTCCGAAGTGATCGAACAGATAGATTGGACCTTTGGCCATGAGACTGTCGAAGCCAGCTTTGATCTCATCGGCTGTGGCTGCATCAGCATCAACAGTAATGTTCTTCTCAATGTGGATGCCAGCTAGTCCCTGAGCGCTACGCTTGACGCTCTCTTCGAGCATTAGCATACCCACGGTAAAGCCACTCATGTGGATGTGGTAGGCCATCTCTCTGATCAATGTGCTCTTGCCCACACCAGAGCCAGCACAGAGCGTCACAACGCCTGTACGGATGCCCTTGAGCATCTCATTGAGCCTTGGGTACGGGTACTGTACGGGGCTCTCTGCGTCTGCCACAGCTACCACCTCACGGAGGTCTGCCATGCTGACGATGCCATCAGGTCTAAAGTCTGCCGCTTGGTGTATTGCACTAATGATTGCTGCGGCATTGCCAGCCACCAGACACTCGTTTGCGTCCTTCATTGGCAACACAGCAATCTTGGTCTTACCAATAGGTAGAACTTCGGCACATGCTTGGGCTGCTGCTTGGCCTGCCTCGTCTTGATCGAACATAAGAACGATCTCAGCAAAGTTGTTGAGGTAGTCTATATGCTGCAACAGGTGCTTCTTGGCGCTTTGGGCGCCATGAGGCACAGAGACTGTTGCATACTTGTGGTTCTGCACCTGACTAACGCTCATTGCGTCTAGTTCGCCCTCACAGATGACGATCTTCTTGCCAGCTGACCACAGGTGCATTCCGAAGAGGCCCATGCGGTCGCTGTCGCCCACCACA